CTTCACGTCACCAAAGTTGACTGAAATCCAGCTTGAGAAAGCTAGATCTTCAATCTTCCAGATTGACGTGCCGGATGATAACCCAGTGATTGAGATGTATTTGAAATTGATACCTTCAAACGACATAAACCAGTGGAGCAGACTTATGATGGATAATTATCGTGAAAAGTTTTTCTTTGCTGGGCTCAATTCGGGTAAACCGACATTGATTAAACGCAAACGTATTGAGGGATCCAATATTTGGATCCAATCCTTTACTGATTACAGACGGATCCATAATCCGTTCGACCCTATCCTAGCTCGGATGGGGGTTCCCGTAATCGGTCCTCGAACGAAGTCATACCGGGATTACCTTAGTGGTAAAATCGGTATTATTCAAGAGAGGGGATTTAAGGCACGCGTGGTAGTGATGCCAAACGCTGCGGCACAAGTTGCATTCCGACCACTCCATTCTGCTCTAGACGCGATCCTTCGTACTATGTACGAGGATTGTACTCATGACCAGGAACGGGGTGCTGAGTGGGCATCCAAGCAGCTAGCTGCTGGAAAAACCCTCCATGCTATTGACCTTTCGTCTGCGACAGACCACTTCCCTTTCCTCTATCAGATTAATTTATTAGATAAAATTTTACCTGTAAAGTTTAAAGATGTGGGAGAATATCTGTTTCGCTTCGTAAAGTATAGTACGTGGACAGGTCCAGATGGCGAACCGTGGCGTTACACCCGCGGCCAGCCTATGGGTCTCTACTCTTCATTCCCCTTATTCGCGCTATCTCATCATGCTTTGATAAGAAGTTTGTTTAAAGGGAAGAGTGTCGGTATGCCTTATCGCATTCTCGGCGATGACATCATCATTGCTGACGATGAGCTAGCGGCTGACTACCGTAGAGCTCTCGGAGATCTCTCGATTCCGATAAGTTATAGTAAGACTATCTCGTCAAATTCAATAACTGAATTTGCCGGTTATCTTGTTACCCCTAAGGGTTACTATAAGCCTGTCAAAGTGCCGAAACCATCTTCCCAACTTGAGGACTCATTCCTGGATTATCTCCGGGTTGTTGGTCCTTCAGGGTTAGGCAATCTACCTAGCCGTGTTCGAAAGGTGGCATCCATCATTTCCCGTATTCCAACGGAATTTGGTGGACTTGGCTGGAACCCAGAAGGGTTGAGTTATTCAACCCGTCTTGGGTGGGTGTTGGATTTGTTGGACCAAGACGATTGGCAAGTGCCATCGATCGTGGATCTAGCCCCTGA